GTAGCGCGTAGTGCCGTAGCCGATCGTCCACGGATCACCGCCGCTGAGCGGATCCGGGTAAGCGGACAGGTGGCAGCCCTCGAACTCCTTAAGCAGCGCGATAGCAGCGGCGAGGTCAGCCTGCTGGCCGGCGGTGCTCCAGGTCTTGAACCACGGCTGGTCGCAATCCAGCAGCGCTGGAGCGGCTGCAAGCATGGCGGCCTCCAGTTCACTAATGGCCGCCAGCTGATGCGGCAGTGCCTTGTAGTAACGAAACAGGTCAGCGAGGCGCAGGGAACTCATCAGCTCAGCGCTTGGGGAATACGAGACGCGCCACTTGGAGCGCCAACTGCACCCATCCGTTCGCCTTCAACGGCGACAGGGCGATGATCTCGCTGCCAGCGGCGACGCCGATCGCGACCATTGCGGCAGTATCAGCATCAAGCGTCATGGCGTGCCTCGGCGGTTGCCTCCAGCCTAGCCACGCGCTGCTCAACGCCACTAAGGCGACCGAACAGCTCACGGCGATCGGTGCGCATGTCCTCCCGGATGGCGGTTAGCTCATTGGCGATGTGCTCAACGCTAGATGTGAGCTTAACAATGGATAGCTTGGCGGTTTCATCTTCGCTGCCGCGTTGATCAACCCAGCGTGTCGCTTTGCTGCCGATACCACCAGCGACTAGGCATACGACGCCGACGATCAGGCTTTCGATCATGGCGCGTTGCCGTGACTACAGAACCAGATTAGCGTCCCTGCCCGCGCAACTTTTTGCGGTTGTGACTGGGCTTGGAGCGGCGGCCTTGCCCTTGGCGGGTGAGTTTCGGCGGACCGGGCTGGTGGTCAATTTTGCCGGTGCCGGTCTTAGATTTGACGGCCATTAGCTTGCAGGCTTGGGATAACGCTTGCGGATCTCATCGACCTTGGCCCGCCATTGTTCCATGGTGGCTTCGCCGCGTTGAGCAGCAAAGAACAGTGGATCGGCTTCAGCTGCATAGGCTGTCGCTCGCTGCACGGCGATCAACGCCAGATCAGGTAGCGCCATCGCGGCGTCTAGCTCAGCCTGCGTGACCGGCTTAGCGCCGTCGTGCCAGATGACGCAATCAGCAGTTACGCATCCGGCTGGGATGCTCCACTGAGCGCCAGGGCGGAGGTGGCGCAGTGCGGCTGTGATGTCCATCAGTTGGCGACCTCCAGGATGGTGAGGCGGATGTATTCGCTTTTGGCAGTCACGTTTGTGTTGATGCTTTTGTGCCGTATCTGAAAGGTTCGAGCTGATGTTGACGTGTTGCTCAATGAGGCTTGAATAGACGCCATCGCAAGTGACCCGATGCCAGCAATGGAGTTCATGCCGTTAATGTAAGCGGCCCCTATCTCGGCGCTGCTTTCGCCTAACGAGTGATAGGAGTAAGATACGTTATTGGCCCAGTACGTGGCCTGCGCTTGGAATGTCGCGATCAGGATCAGGGTAGAGTTTGTGCTGACTGGCGTGTAGCTGAAGTTTGCGCTGTTGGCATCTACGAACGAAGTTGACGTTGTACCTGAACCCACATCGGTGAAGAATTGCGCCTTGAGGATCAAGCCAGAACCCATGGCAGCGGCGCCAAGCGTGCCAAATGTTAGGCCGCCCGCGCCATCAGTCTTAAGCGGTAGGCCGGCTGCGCCATCAGCGCCAGGCAGCGTAAATACCACATTACTGCTAACAGTTGCTGGCGGTTGCAGGCCGACATAGTTGCTGGAATCATTATCGGCAAAGCGCAAATCGCCTTGCCCGTAGATCGTGACATCACCAGCACTGCTGACGCCAACGCGGCGGAGTCCTGCGGTGGCGATGTCTACCGCATCGGTACCGCTGCTGTAGATGCCTGTATCAGTGCCGCTATCACGGAAGAAAATTGATGGCGCAGCGGCCGTGCCATTGGCTACCGAGAAGCCAGAGCCATCAAGCTTGTAAAGCGGAATCCATGCCGAATTAGCGCCATTGCGGAGCTTGAATAGCCCCGTGGTTGTATCCGCCCACGTCATATAGGCGTAGGTGGTGCTCGGCTCTGCGGCGCCACTGTTCTGGCTCACCGCTGCCGCCAAGGCATTGTTCAGGTCAGCCCTGAAGCTGGCGCCGGACTGGTTGGCGATGATGTAGTCGTGTTGCGCCATCAGACGATCTCCCGGCCGTAGCCGATGGCAGTGTAGCTGAACTGGCGCGAGATCATGCTATTGGAGGCGTTGTAGAAGGTGATCGAGAACCCGGATCGGGTGGGGCTGTTGATCACATAGTAGTCACCTGTCGCCATGTTGTACGCGGTGATACCAAGCTGCGGCGTTTGGTAGAAGCGGTTGGCGAATGTGACCGTGTAGGCAGCAGTGGTTGTCGTGAGCGGACCGTCACTAGCGCTGCGCTGCTGCAGCTCCAGCTCGCAGCCGAGTTCGTCGATGACGATGTTTTGAGCGCTGTTGGTGCTGGTGGCAACGGCCTTGAACTGAAAGGCACGGCCACGAGTGATGGCATTGGCAAACTCGCGCCATGTCGTCCAGGTAGGCGATGCGCCGGGATCATCGTTGGTGGAACGGACATACAGCGCGGCGTTGACGTAATCGAGCAACGTGCCATCAAAGCTAGACCATGAATCCAGCAATGAGGCATTGTCGTCGATCAGATCACCTGGCAGGTACGATCGCGTGACGAAATATCGGCGCATGTCAAGGTCAAATACGCCGCCGAGGTCGAAGGTGCTGCCGAACTCATATTCACCGGAGCCGGCGCTACCACTAACGGCGTCAATGGTGCCGAGTGCATCCCAGTCGCCATCGGTGGCAAATGTATCGACTGGATCGCCGGTGGCAAGAATCAACCCGTCCAACTCTGTGCTGTAAATCATGTCGGTGAGATTGCCGGAGAACGGCGGGGTCTCTTGATCTTCGCGGTAGGACTGCACCAGCAATCGCGGCTGCGGTGCCGGCAGTTGAACGGCAGCGGTTGCCGCTGTTGCTGAACGTCTGCCGCCATCATCCTCAAATTTGACTAGGTAAGTGCCGGCTAGCAACGGCACTTGCTTTTGCGTCTGGCTGCCGGCTGCGGCGGATACAATTTCCTGGCTTTCTTCCCACAATGCGCCGGTGCTGGCGACGTTGTGGCGGATCAACACCTTGCCGCCGAGGAGCACATCAAGCTCGGTGGAGCGATCCCAACTGATAACAGCGCTGGCATCGTCAATCGGTATCAGCGAAAGGCCGGTTACGGTGACAGGTGGCGCCGTCTTGCCGAGCGTTGGCTTTGTCAACTGCGCCGGCTGTACGGACGGCAGCAGCGCCGCGCTGAGGCTATAGACGCGCACCGTGTAGATGCCTGGCGTGGTATCTAAAATCTCGTAACCCGGACTATTGGCGGTAGCAGTATTCCAGTTGTTATCATCCTTTCGCCACTGTACTTTGTACTGCGTTACTCCAGTGACGGCCCGCCAGCTGAGCACTAGCTTAGCCTTTGCGATACCGCCGGCGTCATACAGTATCTCAACCCCAGTAAGGTCAACTGGCGCCGGTGGGATGATGTTTAGGTCTGTGATGTCCCGCTTTTGCAGCGGCAAATCACGCTCGACGTAGTTGTATTTGCTTGCGTTATAGGCTAATGCGGTGATGCTGTATTGATGCCCTTCGTCGGTTTCTGTGACGGACAGCACGCGCCACGTTGAGGTTTGGATGTTGCTAGTTTGATACACCCAGACGCTGTTTGCATTTGGGGCAGCGCTGAAGTTGCTGGCAACGGTGATGACGTTGCCGGCGATGGATTGAATAGCGCGTGATTCAACGGCGCCGGTTGGCAAGATGACCGATAGCTCAGCGCTTGCTACCGCCGACAGCCCGGTGGCATCATCTACGGTGATGGCTGATGTTGTAGCCGCTGTAATGCGCCCACCACGCCGCACACCAGCGCGTAGCGGATCTGCCACCTCAATCACCTGGCCGGGGCGTACAACTACACCGGCGTCGATGCTGGTAGTGAAGCTGATCACCTCAGATTCGTAGCGCTCGGAATAGAGCAGCCATTCACCGAGGCGATGCGCTTGCCCGCGACTGGTGCAAGCAAAGGCTTCTATTGATTCCTGGATAGCACCATATTTGATGATGCCTTCTTGATCTTCGACTGCCTCGTAAGCCTTTTCGCGTGTTTCGAGGTCAAGGTAACTGACAACGGCAACAGTGGGCCGCACCTTAAGGCTACTGCCTTGATAGCTAAAACCTTCTTCTGTGACATTAGCCAGTGTGAACAGATAAGCGCTGTCAGCTGGTTTGTCTTGCTTGATCGTGAGTGCGCCAGACCCCCAGTAGGGCATGACGCGCATAACGCTGCAAAGGTCGTTGATCAGTTTGTACGCTTCGGTCTGCGTTTGGATGTTGACATTACAGCTAAAGCGTGGCTCAGTACCACCGAAACCGTCAGGAACTATCTCGCTAGCGTATTGCGACGCGGAGTAAAAGGCCCATTTGTCTAGCTGCGATTCTGTAATGTAATCGCCAAACCCGTAGCGTGTATTGGTGAGCAGGTCGAATAGCACCCAGGCTGGATCGCTGCACCATTGCGCGGCGCCGAAGGTGCCATTCCAAACGCCGTTGTAGATCAATCGGCCGGTTGTACTGTCTACGGTCGCATTATTCGGTATGCGCACCTTGATTCCACGGATGAGGTAGCTCCGTGTTGGTATGCTGCTGAACTGCTCTGCATCAAGTCGCAATGCTACCAGTGCGCTATTTGGGTAGCGCAACTGGGCATAGATAATCTCTGTGTATGATGTCCACTGAAACGCACTCGCCGATTCAAGTACGTTTGGATCTGTTTGTATGCGCTTGAAGTCTGAAACCGAGATGCGTGTTACGCGAATGTCAACTGTGGTAAATCCAGGGCTTAGGTTGATCAGGTATTCTGTCGGAAACGGGTCAGATGTGCGCCCTGAGATCGAATCCGTGATGGCTGTGGTAAAGCCGCCGCCGTCGTATTGCACATCAATCGAGTAGGTAACAGATAGGCCGGCCACATCGCCATCTTTTAGGCTTTGCTGCAGCTGAAGGATGCTTAAAGTGACTTTTACTGCGTTGACATTCTGATCTGTGATCTGCCGCGTTACTGGTGTGCCGTACTGCACCTCAACGCCGACTGCTATTTCCTCCTCTACGTTAGGTGCAATCGAAATGGCCGATTGGTTTTGCGTGCCAGTAGTGGTTACGACGGATGTACCGGAGAAGTTATATGTACCATCTATGTTGGTAAGTGGCGTATCGTTAAGGAAAACGGAGTTAAGCCCGTTCTTCAATCCTTCGATTTCACCTTCGCCGAGGAGATCAACGATGTTGACATATTGCCGCGAGTCAAGGCTATCTTGCGCAACGGTTGGCGTGCGCTGTGCTTGTAATTGAGAGTTGAAGACATCAAAGGGGTTGCCGCCGCCAGCACCGGAGATAAGTTTGCCCATTAGCCGCGCACCCGTACTGTGTCAACACCGGCGCTGATTACAATGCTGCCGACGACGGTTTCACCGTAAACAATCGGCACTGGCAATCCTTGTCGGCTAGTGTTTTGGATACCACTAAAGCTAAAACTTTCGCGTGGATCTGCCTCGCCGTTATCGCTTGTGCCTGGTGTGGTCAATAACGGTATTGGCGTGAGAAGCTGGGAGACGCCGCTGAGTGCAAGGCTAACGCCGACAGTGCCCAATACTGTGCTGACCGCTAACGGTGCAGCGAGTCCCAGCAGTCCGATGGTGGCGCCGCCTGTAAAAAATGCGCTGACAACCAACGCCACACCGGTGATAATTTTACCTACTGCGCCGGCGCCACTGATCACCGGCATGATCTTGATTGTCTGCTGCCCTACCGGATCGGCCAGCTCGTCTTCGCCTAGGTCGTAAGTGCCAACACTGACGCGGTAGTGCTGGTCTGCCATGTGGCGTTCTAGACCAGGAAAGTTGGCCGCTAGGAAGCGCACAGCTTCGGCTGCGCTGTCAACCGCCGCCTCAAAGGTGCGTTGCCCGAGAAACTTGGCCAGTCGGCCATAAACGCGGATCTTGCGCAGCATCACCGAAGCCTGAGCCTGTCTACATCGTAATGCCGCAGCCGGCGGCCGGTGCACTTCATCAGCCAGCCGCCGTAGAGATCGCGACTGCTAAGGCGTCCGCGTATGTGATGCAGTACCAGCTGATCGCCAACGTAAACGCCGACATGATTCAACTTGTTGTTGTCGATCGCCATCAGCAGCGCATCACCAGCCTGCAGCGGTTCGTCTTCCAGTAGCTCGCGGAAGCCTGCAGCGTGCCAATATCGATCAAACAACGGATCTGCTTCAAACGCTTCCGGTGTTGTCGGACGCTCCCAATCCCGCAGTACTAGGCCGTGCTCATCGTACCAGTCCCGCGCCAGTGTCCAGCAATCCATGAGCGCCCATACCCACGGCCTACCGATCAGCGGCGGCTTGTAACCGGTCGGGCGCAGCTCTGCGCTCCATGCGCTGGTTTTAGGGTTGACGATGTACCACGGCAGCCCGGACTGCTCAATGCCAGCGAGGTCCGCAGCGCTCGGCACCGGCGGCAGTGTCGGGTGGCTGTGAATGATGGCGATGATCTCACCAGCGTCCTCAGCGGAGGCGTAATCTTCGGGGTCAAGAATGAACTGATCGGCATCGGTGGATAGGTTGCGGCATGGCCAGTAGCGGCGGCGACCTTTGATGACCACCAGCAGGCCGCACGCCTCGCGTGGATCCTCGGATTGCGCGTGTTGCAGTGCATCATCTTGCCATGTCATGCGTTGAATGCCCCCACGCCAGGGAATGAGCCAAACGGTAGCTCAGCGTAGTCGCCAAAATGCTCTCTACATGCTGTCAATGTTTTACTGCATGTTGGCAGGCCGCCGGTGTAACCACACTCGACGGATTTATAGACCCATTGGCATACGTTAGCGATGCACTGTCGCTTCGGTGCGCGGATACCTGCTAGGTCAAATGCTGCTGCCAGCTCAAACTCTACAATGTCGCGTGTCTCAACTACTTTACGATCGACGAAGAAGATTTCACGCGGCATTTCAGCTGTTGGATCCGGTGCGCCGTATGGGTTAGTGCCACCGGTGAAGTTAGCGCCGTCGATGTAACGCGCTAGTGTACGCACCCGCGTAAACTTGGCGCCTTCTAGGCCGCTTGGCAGGCTAAGCAGTAGCGCGGTGATGGTGCCCATGATGTTGCTAACACGCACCTTAGGGCGTGGCAGCTGGCCATTGCCGCTGTACTCAAACCCTGTCGCTTCAATGGGAAACCGTAGGTAGCTGTTGCCGTCCCATATCACTTCGCCGTTGGCATTGAGCGAACTGCCTGCGTGAAAGCGGTATGTTTGATCGACGCCGTGCTGCGTGGCATTTAGCTCAAGCTCAAACAGCTCAATAATGGCACTAGGCGCAATGGCCTGCAGGTCGGAGACTGGCACGGTCATGGCTCAAATACCTGCCGGAATGTTGCAGTGATTGTTGCGCGCCCGGCGTATGGGATAGTTTTATCCCACTGCTGACACACCCATTTGTAGGATGTTGCGGTATCGGGTGGCGTCCAGTCAAAACTGGCACCATCAGCAGCGCGAGCATCTAGGAATGCTTCGATGGTATCTGCATTGGCCTCTGTGATGTTCTGCCAAGTCAAACTCCATTCTTTTGGGTTTTGATTGAGGCCGAATGTTGTGCGCTGTTCGTAGCCGTCGCCGAATTGCGTCATGCGCATTTTCGGCCTGCTGTTTTTTTGCGCACCGTAGCTGGCGGTGATGGCGGGAAATGTAGCCATTATGCGAGCAAGCCTCCAGGGCGCTTTTGATTGATCAATTCTTGCCGCACTGCAGCACCAACGGCCTGCCCTAGTTTATTACCTTGTGCGGTGTCACCTTGCACGCTGGAGCCGCTGGCGTCAACATTAACGACGATGTTGCCAATGCCGCCGAAGCTACCGGCTGGCGCGATGCCGCCGGACTTACCAGGCATGAACAGCTCAGGGCCACGTTCGCCCACTAGGTACGGCTGCCCGGCGGTAACGCTGCCGCCGG